ACGGCTGCTGAAATTTTCCCTGCCTAACCACCCAGCCCGGTTCGCCGGGGCATCACCGAGGAAAGGACATGAGAGTTCACGAGAAATTCAGCAAGAAGGGGGCGAGGCCGCTGGAGTGCGTACAACCAACTGTTCGCACTATTGCCGGCGCCGTACATCCAGTCGCGGTTGAGCTCTTCCAGACGAGCGATTCCTGCGATGGCCGCACCCTCACTGCATTCATGACGCCGCAAGAGGCGATGAAACTGGCTGAGCATCTGCTGCACGTCGTGCAGGGCGCTATGCGCTAACCCGCCGCCCTGCCGGCAGCAGGGCATCACCAGCCCCACCGAACTCTATCCGGAGACACACGATGAAGCGAAACGCCAACCCGGCGGCGACCGTTGCTGCCTGGAATTCCGCATACCCCGTCGGCACCGAGGTCGACTACCGGTTCCATCGCGGCGCGGCGCCGAAGCGCACCCGGACGACAACCGAAGCCCAGGTGCTCGGCGGACACACTGCTGTCGTCTGGCTCGCCGGGGTGTCCGGTTGCGTTGCCCTTTCCCACTGCGAGCCGGCCTGAGTCCGCGCGCCCAGCATCCTGAACGGAGTCACACCGTGCTGATCCTGACCAGAAGACCCGGCGAAACCCTGCATATCGGCGACAACATCACCGTCACGGTCCTCGGCAGCCAAGGCGACCAGGTGCGCCTCGGCATCACCGCCCCGGACGACGTCGCCATCCACCGCTCCGAGATCTACCAGCAGATCGGCAACGTCCGTCCTGTGCCGCCGGCGGATCTTGTCGAGTCCTGGAATCGCACGCACCCGGCCCAGGTGGCCGTTGAGTACCGTCCGCTCCGCGACTCCATTCCCATCCGCACCAGAACGCTCACTCAAGCCAAAGTTTCCGCCTCCGGCATGGCGGTGATCTGGCTAGAAGGCCAGGCCACGCCGGTGCTGCTGCGCAACTGCACTGCTGTTTCCTGAGCCCGTTTCATCCCCCCTTGCCCGGCTCCGGCCGGGCTTCTTTCGCCGCCCGCATTCGCATGAGCGCTCCCCGCCTCCCCACCGGGCAATCCCGGCGGCGTGAGCGTTCAGCCGAATGCAGGTGAAACACGGAGAGCATCCCGATGTGGACATACCGCGAGCGCCGCAACCGCGCGGCTTTCAGCAACGCGCAACTCGCTTACGACCGTGCCGTCGACCCGCTCTGGGACCAGCCGGAGCCGGAACCGGAGCACGAGGACGAAGAGCAGGAGGACGACGATGGCCTTCAGCAATGAACGCGCGGTTCGGATGATTGAGGAAGGCATCACGGCCATGCGCCGGTCCCACTTCCCGCGCCCCGAACAGAGCTTCCTCCACGGCCAGATCGAACTGGCCTACGCAGTGGACTTCATCGACACCCGCCTCTACGACGACATGCGCCGCCGGCTCGACGCCGCGGCGGATTCGCGCTGGGCAGAACTCAGGAGCACGAACACATGACCACCCGCCCCGTTCGCTCGATCATCGACGACCAACTCGACGATATCGAAGAGTTTGCCGGAAAGAGCATCCGCCAGGCCGTCGAGTTGGCCAACCGCCACGGCTACCACAACCCGCTCTTCGCCAACATCTGCGGCGACCTCTGCGTTCTGCGCTTCCGGCGCAACCCCCGCCTTCACGCAACAACCACCCTCACCCTGAAATGAGACCAGCCCCATGACTGCAGCTCTCGCATCGGTCGGCGCGCTCGACCGCACCAAGTACCTCGGCGGCAGCGATGTCGCCGGCATCCTCGGCATCAGCCCCTGGCGCACTCCGTTGGACGTGTACCTGGATAAGGTCCAGCCGCGCACCGGCCCCGTCGACCCGGCGAAGCAGAAGATTTTCACCCGTGGCCAGCGGATGGAGCCCTACGTCATCGACCTGCTGGCCGAAGAGACCGGCCTGAAGATCGTCGGCCGCGGTAACCGCTACCGCGACCAGCAGCACGACTTCATGGCCGCCGAGATCGACGCCGAGGCCGCCAGCGGCGAAAACATCGAGATCAAGACGGTCAGCCCGTTCAAGGCAAAGGACTGGGGTGAGGTTCAGACCGATTCCATTCCAGTCCACTACACCGCCCAGGCCATGCACGGCCTGATGGTCACCGGCCGCCAGGTCTGCATCTTCGGCGTGCTGATCGGCGGCGACGACTTCCGCGTGTACCGCGTCGAGCGGGACGACGAAACCATCGCGGCGATTCGCGAGAAGGAGGTCGAGTTCTGGGGACGCATCCAGCGCCTGGATCCGCCTGAAGCAACCGCTGTCAGCGACATCCTCCGGCTGTTCGAGCGTGACGCCGGAACCAGCATCGAGGCCGATGGCAAGGTCGTGGAGGTGTTCAACCGCCTGCGCGAACTGAAAGCCAAGGCCAAGGGCCTGGAGTACGAGATCGAGTCCGCAGAGGAGCGCATCAAGCTCTTCATGCAGGACCACGCCCAACTCACGGTCAACGGCAAGTCGGTACTGACGTGGAAGTCCCAGACCACCAACCGCTTCGACCAATCCGCCTTCAAGGAAGCCCACCCCGCGCTGTTCGAGCAGTTCAAGAAGACCAGCGAATCCCGCGTTTTCCGCCTCAAGTAACCGGAGCCCAGCATGTCCGCAACCGCCCTGAAAGCCGCCGCGACCGGCAATGTCGCCAACAACGGTCAGCCGAAAACGCTGGCCCACCTGATGACTGACCCGAAGATCAAAGCCCAGATGGCCCTGGCGCTTCCGAAGCACATGACCGCCGACCGACTCGCGCGCATCGCGCTGACCGAGATCCGCAAAGTACCGGCCCTGGCGAAGTGCAATCAGGAGAGTTTCCTCGGCGCCGTGATGCAATGCGCGCAGCTCGGCCTGGAACCGGGTAACGCTCTCGGCCATGCCTACCTGCTGCCGTTCGGCAACGGCAAGGCGAAAGATGGCCTGTCGAACGTCCAGTTGATCATCGGCTACCGCGGGATGATTGACCTTGCCCGGCGCTCCGGCCAGATCGTTTCGCTCACCGCGCGCACCGTGCACCAGAACGACCAGTTCAGCTATCGCTACGGCCTCGACGAGGACGTCCAGCACGTTCCGGGAGAAGGTGAACGCGGCGTCATGACCCACGTCTACGCGGTCGCCAAGCTGAAGGACGGCGGCGTGCAATTCGAGGTCATGAGCAAGGCCGACGTCGACAAAGTACGCGCCACCAGCAAGGCATCCGGAAACGGGCCTTGGGTCACCCACTACGAAGAGATGGCCAAGAAGACCGTCATCCGCCGGCTGTTCAAGTACCTGCCGGTCAGCATCGAGTTGCAGACCGCAGTCACCCTGGACGAACGCGCCGACGCCGGATTGGACCAGGACAACGCGTCCATCCTCACCGGCGAATACAGCGTTGTTGACGACCAGGTCCCGGACGGCGTGAACACCGAGACGGGCGAAATCACCGAACCCGCCCCGGGCCAGCAGTCGGACACCGGCGAGCTCAATCTGGAGTAACCGGCCATGCGCATCACGAAACTCGAAATCACCAACTTCCAAGGGCTGCGTCATGCGGCCCTTGATGTTTCTGCGCCGGTGCTCCTGGTGGCCGGCCACAACGGCGCCGGTAAAAGCAGCCTGCTTGATGGCGTGGCTATGGCCTTCAGTGGCCAGCCGCGCCGCGTCTCGCTGAAGAAGGAGATGGATAAGCTGATCACCGAGGGCGCCAAGAAGGGCGAGGCCCGCGTCGAGTGGCTGGACGATGCCGGCGAGGTGCAGGCCTGCGGGGTCGCGCTGCCCAGCGGCAAAGGCTCCCCGCTCGCCGACTCGCCGTTCCTGCCGTTCGTGCTCGACGCCAGCCGCTTCGCCGCTCTGGACGCCAAAGATCGCCGCCGGGTGCTGTTCGACCTGACCGGCGCCAGCGCCAGCCCTGCCGAGGTCGCCAAGCGCCTGAAGGCCAAGGGCATCGACCTGGCGCTGTTCGAGAAGGTGAAGCCCCTGCTCCGTTCCGGGTTCTCCGCCATGGTCGGCCAGGCAAAGGACTACGCCAGCGAAGCGCGCGGCGCCTGGAAAGCGGTCACCGGCGAGAACTACGGCAGCGAGAAGGCCATTGACTGGGCGCCGGAGCTGGTGGCCACCGCGGTGACCAACGACCAGGTCGAGGAAGCCCGTCACGCCCTGCAGGCGCTCGAGGACGATCTGGCTGAAGCCCAGCAGACCTTGGGCGCCAGCAAGCAGGCCCGCCAGGCCGCCGACGGCCGCGCCCAGCGCATCGCCAATCTGCGCGAGCTGGTAGACCTGGAGCCGCGCCGCCGCAACAAGCTGAGCACGGACGAGCAGAACCAGGACGAGTGGTCCGAGAAGGTCATGGCCGCCGAGCTGGCCTCGTCCGGCAGCGTGCCGCACCAGCCGCTGACCTGCCCCCACTGTCAGGGCGCGGTCGACCTGCAGGCCGGTGCTCTGGTGGTGCATCAGCCGCCTGAGAAGATCGCTGACGCCGAGGCAGCCAAGCGTCTGCCGGAATACCGCGAGTATCTGGCCAGTGCTCAGCGCGCCGTGGCGAACAGCCAGCGGGACCTGGACGAGTGCCTGGCCGCCGCCGAGCAGATCAAGGCCCTGGAAACCGAGTCCGCCGACGCGCCCAGCGCCGAAGCGATCGCCAACGGCGAGCAGGCTATCAACGAGCTGCGGCAGGCCCGCGACGCGAGCCGCGCGAAGCTGGTGGCCCTTCAGGAAGCCATGGAAGCGGCTGCCCAGCGTGAGGCCTCGATCGCGAAAGCGCAGGCCGCGCACCGGGATGTGGTGGCGTGGACCGGCATGGCCGACGCGCTGTCGCCGACCGGAATCCCGGCTGAGATCCTGGCCGACGCGATCGGACCGGTGAACGAGCTGCTGCAGCGCCTATCCGGCACCGCCGGCTGGTCGCCCGTGCAGATCAGCGCCGACATCGACGTCACGTTCGGCGGCCGGCTTTACGGCCTGCTGTCCGAGTCCGAACGCTGGCGGTGCGACGCGACGCTGGCCCTGACCATCGCGACGATTTCCGGCCTGCGCTTGGCGTTGCTGGATCGCTTCGACGTGCTGGATATCCCTGCTCGCACTCAGCAGGCGATGAAGCTGTTCCAGAGCCTGGCCGCCGGCGGCGAGATCGACACGCTGATCGTCGCCGGCACGCTCAAGGAACCGATGGCGAAGACGCCGGCCTGGCTACAAGCGGTCTGGATCGACGCCGGGCAACTCGTCGACCAGCAGCACCAGGCTGCGGCCTGACCCTCGATACAGCGCCCCACCCGGGGCGCTTTCTCTTCCAGCAAGCACGCACCGGACGCCGCCCTGTGGGCGATTCAACCATGCCTCGTGGGCCGCCCTGTCAGGCAGGGCGGCGTCCAGTGCCTGTTCACGGAGTGCTGACGTACTTCTAGCGGGTCGCGTACAGCCTAACGACTCTGGGTGTTGAGAACCTCATAGTTACCATCTGCATGCGCCTTGGTTACCCAAGCGTTCTTTGTCGACCTGGCTTGAGCCTTGGATCCGCTCAAAGTTTGGACCACTCGTCCCACGGCCTTCGATGCAACAAGTGCAGCGCTTTCAACCTTGGTCGGAGAACCCCGATAGCCTGCGGCAGACCGAAAATGATTGAGGATGATGTCTTGTTGATAAGCAGGTGTTTGCTCTCCACCGATTGTTGATGCACCCACCGTCTCATACCGGTAATAGACCTTGGTGTCATCGAACACGATCTCGACGATTCTGAAGTCAGGCATCTCTCCTCCTTGATCCGGCCCCATGCCGGGCCTTCCAAATCTAACTCCAACGACATCACTGCGCCATCACGCATAGCGCAGTGCGTCCTCACGTTCGCGAAAAGGAACCCGCCGCATGACTTCCCTCAAGAAGCCCTCCCCGCTCGACTTCAAAACCCAGTACGGCCTGGCCCTGGACGCCGCCGACGACGCGATCATCGTCGACCTGTTCGCCGGCGGCGGTGGTGCGAGCACCGGCCTGGAAATGGGCCTGGGCCGCAAGGTCGACCTGGCCATCAACCACAACCCGGCCGCAATCAGCATGCACGAGGCCAACCACCCGCACGCCGAGCATCTGCCGACCGATGTCTGGGGCATCGACCCCATAGAGGCCACCAAGGGCGCCACCGTGGGCTGGCTGCATGCATCGCCGGACTGCCGGCACCACAGCCAGGCCGCCGGCGGCCAGCCGCGCAAGAAAGAGATCCGCGACCTGTCCTGGGTTGTTGTGAAGTGGGCCGGCAAGCTCCAGAAGCTCGGCCGCGGGCCCTGGGTCATCAGCCTGGAGAACGTGAAGCAGATCCTGCAGTGGGGCCCGCTGATCGCCAAGCGCGACAAGTCGACCGGCCGCGTCGTGCGCCTCGACGGCACTGTAGCCGGTACTGGCGAGCGGGTACCACGGCACGAGCAGTTCCTGGTGCCCGATCCGAAGCGCAAGGGCCGCACCTGGCGCCAGTTCCTGCGCGCCCTGGACGGCTTCGGCTACCACGTCGACTATTGGGTCGAGCGCAACTGCGACTACGGCGACCCGACCACCCGCCAGCGCTTGTACCTGGTGGCCACCGACGGCGGTTTCGAGCCAGTGGCGGCGGAGAAGACCCATGCCGCGAAGCCCAGCAAGGGGCTGAAGCCGTACCGCACAGCCGCAGAGTGCATCGATTGGAGCGACCTCGGCCAGTCGATCCGCAACCGGAAGAAGCCGCTGGCGGAGGCCACCATGCGCCGCATCGCGAAGGGTATCGAGAAAGAAGTGCTCCAGCGCGCAAAGCCCTTCATCGTGCCGATCGCGAACTGGTCGCGCGAGGCCGTGCATCCGGTGGACCAGCCGCTGAACACCATCACAGCGAAAGCTGACTGCGGAGTGGCCACCGCGTTCATGGTCCAGGCCAACGGGGGCTACAACACCACCCACAGCCGCCCGGCCGACGCCCCGATCAGCACTATCACGAACAAGGGCAGTCAGCAGCAGCTCGCCACGGCACACCTGGTAACGCTGCGGAAGGGATCGCATGGCGCCCCGGTGGACGGACCGCTGGGCACGCAAACCGGCACGGACCACCACGGCCTGGTCAGCGCCCTGCTGGTGACGAATACCACCGGCCACAGCAGCACGCCGGCGGACCAGCCGACGCCTACCGTGGCAACCGGCGGTCACCACATGCTGGTCACGCCGGAAATGATCGCCGGCAGCCTAACCCCAGAACAGGTCGAAGGCGCCGTATGGGTGGCGGCGTTCCTGATGAAGTACCACGGCATGGGCGAGAACATCCGTCCGCTGGACGAGCCGGTCAGCACCGTAACCACCAAGGACCGCTTAGCGCTGGTCACGGTCTGGATCAGCGGTAGCCCCTACGTGATCGTCGACATCCGGCTGCGAATGCTGAAACCGCGCGAGTTGTATCGCGCCCAAGGCTTCCCCGACAGCTACATCATCGAGCGGGGCCACAACGGGCAGCGGTTCACTCTATCCCAGCAGGTCCACATGTGCGGCAACAGCGTGAGCCCGAACACGATGGCCGCATACGCCCGGGCGAACGACCCATGGAAGCGGCTGCTACGGCCAAGGCCGCAGCAGGTGGCGGCGTGATTGAGAGAAGGACTGGGCGCCAACAGGCGCCCTAATTACCAGAACCTTAAACCAGATTCTGCTCCGCTGATTTTTCTGCAACTTCCTCAAGGTCTTTGATAAGTGAATTAGCCATTTCGACTACCCCCCGCGCCTGAGTTAGAGTCGGCTCGAAGTCGTCATGACTCAGCCGATTCCGATAAGTTGCATAAAAGCCGGCCAGCAAATTTCGATATGCAGACTTTTCGTCATTATCCAGAGCAACC